AGTTTGATACACTCTATTGTAGAGATAAAAAGGAGATATTACATTATTTCCCATTAAAGGCTCTTTATGACATCACTCCTCCCCCCACTACGTATATACGACCTACAACACAAACACATGATTTGTTTTATAGACAACATGGTGATAATAAAGAGATAAATAAAATTATCCCAATTGTAAAGCATTATGAGGTGTGTGAGATGATTTTTGGAGATCTAAAAGACAATATAAACAAAGAAAAAACAAAATATAATGAATTCTTTAACAATAAAACCTCAGTGGTATTCAACGCCATCGAAAGAAGTGGAATTCGAATACAAAATGATATCTTCGAAGGATATTTCCACCCCATTGATAGTGAATTCACTTACACTCAATATAACTTAAAAACAACAACAACAAGACCGTCTAATAAATTTAAAAACGTAAATTATGCCGCACTTAATAAAGAAAATGGATGTAGAAAAAGTTTTATTCCACGTAATAACAGGTTTGTGGAGCTTGATATCTCTGCTTATCACCCTAATTTGGCTGCTCGTCTCGTTAATTATACTTTTCCCACTAGCGATGTTCACTCTCATTTTGCTTCCTTATATGAAGTGGGTTACAAAAAGGCAAAAGAGCTTACTTTCAAACAGCTATATGGAGGTGTATTCGAAAATTATAGAGGACTGGAGTTCTTTAAAAAAATTGATATATACATAAAAGATATTTGGAGGAAGTTTAGTAGTGATGGGTTTGTGGAATGTCCGATTTCTGGGTTTGTATATACAAAGGAAACGTTGGGGGAAATGAATCCACAAAAGCTATTTAATTATATGCTTCAAAATATGGAAACTTCTCAAAATATATTGATATTGTGGGATATATTTTGTATATTGAAGGGGTATAATACTAAACTTGTATTGTATACTTATGATTCGTTTCTTTTTGATTTTGATAATAAAGAAGTAGAATTATTGGAAAAAATTGAAAATATTTTTAAAAAATATAAATTAAGTACAAAGAAAACTGAAGGTTATGACTATGATTTTAGATGAATTTACCAATACGTATAATATAGAATATGATGTCGTTAATGATGTTGAAAATTTAGGGAATTTGAATAATAAGCTATTTTGTACTTTTACAGACTTAGATGGGCTAGACTCTTTGATTGAAAATATTAAAGAAAAATATAGTATTATTTACAATAAACTGTTTGTTTTAGAGATAGTAGGTAAAGATGAGTATGTAGTTACTTACAATGTGGAGCAAGCTAACATTGGTTCAATTCCTGAAAATACTATTTTAGTACATAGAAAAAAAGAATCAAATACTTTATATACAATTAATGCTCTTAATGAGTTAATTAAAAAATTAAATGGGGGTGTTGTTGATACAAGGTTTCAAGTAAATTGGCAACATTATAGTAATTGTATTTTACTTACCCAACACAACGAGCTAACCCAGCTCAATACTAAGATTTATAGAATAATTGAGATATAGTTTGGAGTAGCAAACTAAGGTTATTATATTTAGGTTACATAAAAAAAGTTACACATGGATTTATCATTACTTAAACAGAAGTTGGATGGGCTCCAACAGAAACAAAGTTCAAATTCCCAAAAAACAGATTATACTAAAATTTTTTGGAAGCCTTCTTTAGGTAAATCACAAATTAGGATTGTACCCTCTGCTTTTAATTCAAATAACCCATTTAAGGAATTAAAATTTTATTATGGGATTACAAATAAGGTTATGATTTCACCTCTTAACTTTGGTGAAAAAGACCCTATTTACTTATTTTCCCAAAAACTTAGAGAAGAGTATAATAAAGAAAATTATGTTCTAGCTAAAAAATTAGATGCCAAAACTCGTATTTTTGCTCCTGTAATTGTTAGGGGAGAAGAAGACATGGGGGTTAGATTATGGCAATTTGGAAAACAAGTATATGAAGAATTATTAGCACTTGCTGTTGATGAAGAAATCGGAGATTATACTGACATTGCAGGAGGTAGAGATTTAACAGTAGAAACTGTTGGTCCTGAATCTACAGGTACCCCTTATAATAAATCATCAGTGAGAGTTAGACTTAAAACATCTCCACTTAGTGAAGATTCTTCTAAAGTAGAAACCTGGATGAAAGAACAACCAAATCCAGAAGAATTATTCAAAAGATATTCATTTGATGAAATGAAATCTGCCCTAGAAAAATGGTTATCACCTGAAGATGATAATGAAGAAGGGGATATCACCTCAGAACCAGCTGAATCATTTGATGATAAACCAGCTTCAAATTTTAGTTTAGATACTTCAAAATCTAAACAAACTAAGGCTGATGAATTTGATTCATTATTCCCAAAGGAGAGTAGTAAAACTGATGATTTACCATTTTAATTATGGCGAGGAAAAGTAAATCATTATCTGCAGCAGTATCTGCAGAAATTAGGGATAATTTTGATCTTAATAAATTTAAGTCTAAAAAGGGTTTAGATAAAAATATTAAGTTTAAAGAACAACAATGGATCCCACTTTCACCTGCTTTTAGGGAAGTAACTTCTGTCCCTGGAATACCTATGGGACATATTGTTTTACTTAGAGGTCATTCAGATACAGGTAAAACAACAGCAATGATTGAAGCGGCAGTATCAGCCCAAAATAATGGGGTACTGCCAGTCTTTATCATTACTGAGATGAAATGGAATTGGGAACACGCTATGCAAATGGGTCTTGATATTAATATTACTCGAGATGACAATGGTGAAATTACTGATTATGGAGGTAATTTTATTTATGTTGATAGAGAAACTATTAATTCAATCGAAGATGTAGCAGTATTTATTTTAGATTTAATGGATGAACAGAAAAAAGGTAATTTACCTTATGATTTGCTATTTTTATGGGATAGTATTGGTTCTGTACCTTGTGAAATGTCACTTAAATCTAACAAAAATAATAATGAGTGGAATGCAGGTGCTATGTCAACCCAATTTGGGAATAATGTAAATCAAAAGATTACATTATCTAGAAAAGAATCTTCACCTTATACTAATACCTTAGTATGTGTTAATAAAGTTTGGACATTAAAACCTGAATCACCTATGGGGCAACCCAAATTAATGAATAAAGGTGGTTATGCAATGTGGTTTGATTCAACATTTGTAATTACATTTGGTAATATTATGTCTGCGGGTACATCTAAAATTAAAGCAATTAAAGATGGTAAACAAGTAGAATTTGCTAAAAGAACCAACCTTCAGATTGACAAAAATCACATTAATGGAGTTACTACAAGAGGTAAAATTGTAATGACACCCCATGGTTTTATAAATGATGATCCAAATGAATTAAAACAATACAAAAATGATCATGCTAAAGATTGGTCTAAAGTATTAGGAGGAATGGATTTTGATGTTGTTGAAGAAAATGAACAAGTAAACGACATATCCCAATTCGAAAAAGAACCAGCATAACATTATGAAACATAAAGAACTATTTAAGTTGTTGGATAATATCCAAGAGCAAGGAGAAGAAACTGTAGTAAGAAAACATGACAAAGTATTATTAATTGATGGGTTAAACCTATTTTTTAGAAACTTTGCTATGATGAATATGGTTAATCCTGATGGGGTCCATATTGGTGGGTTAGGTGGATTCTTTCGTTCTTTAGGTGCAATGATTCGTCAAACCCAACCAACATCTGTTTATGTAGTATTCGACGGAGCAGGTTCAACTGCTAATAGGAAAAACCTGCTCTCCGAATATAAAGGTGGAAGAAATTTACAACGAATTACAAACTGGGATGCATTTGATAGTCTAGAAGATGAACATGATGCTAAAGTAGACCAAATTGTACGTGTAATTCAATATCTTAAATTATTACCTGTTAAAACTACATTACTTGATAAGGTAGAAGCCGATGATATTATATCAGTGTTATCTACAAAATTAGTAAAAAAATACAATTCTACATGCTTTATTGTATCTAGTGATAAAGATTTTGTTCAGTTAGTAACTGATAAAATTATATTATATAGACCAATGGAAAAAGAATATTATACTCCAAATGCTATAAAAGAAAAATTTGGGGTTTCTCCTAAAAACTTTATCCTTTATAAAACACTACTGGGAGATAGTTCAGACAATATTCCAGGGGTTAAAGGATTAGGTGTAAAAGGTATATTTAAGAAATTTCCTGAATTACAAGAAAAAGATTTAACATTAGAAGATATTTTTGAAATCTCAACTAGGAAATTTAAAGACCATATTGTATATTCTCGCATAATTCAGGATGAAGAAAGAATTAGGACAAGTTACAAGGTTATGGATTTAAATTCCCCAATGATAGATGATAAAGAAAAACTATATTTAGATGAATTAATTGAAGAAGATTTCCCTGAATTAAATTCTGAAATGTTTATACAGTTTTATAATACAGACCAATTAGGGGGGATGATTAGGAATTTAGATACTTGGTTAAAAGATAATTTTTTACAATTTAAAAGTTACAAAGATTGACACTTAATAGTATAAATCAATACGGACACGAATTTCAAATAAAGGTTTTATCTTCTTTATTAACACATAAAGAATTTTTAACCAATATACATGACATTATTTCAGATGAGTATTTTGAAAACCCAGCTCAAAAATGGGCTATAAAAGAAATACTTAAGTATTATGACAAGTATCACACTACACCTTCATTAGATATTTTAAAGGTTGAACTTCAAAAATTAGATAATGAAGTATTACAAATATCTATTAAAGAACAACTTAAAGAAGCATATGTAACCTCAGATGAGGATTTAGAATATGTTCAAGAAGAATTTACTAACTTTTGCAAAAACCAACAATTAAAAAAGGCATTAATGTCCTCTGTTGATTTACTTAAAGGGGGGGATTTTGATGGGATTCGATTTTTAATAGATAATGCTCTAAAAGCAGGACAGGATAAAAATATAGGTCATGAATATATTAAAGATATTGAAGAACGTTATAGAGAAAATTCAAGAACAATTGTACCTACACCTTGGGAACGTATTAATGGTTTACTGCAAGGTGGACTTGGAAATGGAGATTTTGGTCTTATTTTTGGTAATCCCGGAGGTGGTAAATCATGGTCTCTTGTAGCATTAGGAGGATATGCAGTTAGATTAGGATATAATGTTTTACATTATACTCTTGAATTGGGTGAAGATTATGTTGGTAAGAGATATGACGCTTTCTTTACAAAAACACCAGTCAATAAAATAGATTCATTCAGAGATAAAGTAGAAGAGACCATTCCTCAGTTACCAGGTCAGTTAATTATTAAAGAATTTCCTACAGGTAGGGCAACTATCTCAACAATTGAATCTCATATTAACAAATGCTCAGGAATGGGCATTAAACCAGATATGGTAATAATTGATTATGTTGATTTGCTTTCATCTAGAAAAAAGAATCGTGAGCGTAAAGATGAAATCGATGATATTTATACAAGCACTAAAGGTCTTGCTAGACAGTTAGATATTCCTATTTGGTCTGTTTCGCAAGTTAACCGTGCAGGTGCACAAGACAAAATAATAGAAGGAGATAAAGCTGCGGGGTCATATGATAAAATGATGATTTCTGATTTTGCTATGTCTCTTTCACGTAAGAAAGAAGATAAAGTTAATAACACTGGTAGATTTCATATTATGAAAAATAGATATGGGATGGATGGCCTTACCTTTTCGGTAAATGCAGATACTTCAACTGGTCATTTTGAAGTATTTGATTACCAGGATAGTGAAGACTCTGAACAATTGTCTCCTCCTTCTAAATCTAATAAATATGATACTGATGTTGATAGCTTTGATAAACAGTTACTTCGTAAAAAGTTCTTTGAACTAGAAAAATAATTTAAATTTAACAAGATGGCAAAAAAATCACTACTGCAAGAACGCATTATTTACAAACCTTTTGAATACCCAGAAGCACATGATTATTGGATGAAACAACAACAGGCACATTGGCTCCATACTGAAGTTCCTATGATGTCTGATGTTAATGATTGGAAACAAAATCTAAATGATACTGAAAAGAATATAATTGGATCTATTTTAAAAGGGTTTGCTCAAACAGAAACTGTAGTAAATGATTATTGGTCATCTTTAGTTACAAAATGGTTTAGAAAACCAGAAGTTATTAAAATGGCTGTTACATTTGGTGCTTTTGAAACTATTCATGCTGAAGCTTATTCCTTATTAAATGAAGAATTAGGATTAGATGATTTTAGTGAATTTTTAGAAGATGAAACTACAATGGCTAAAATTGAAACTTTAATGAATGTTAGGGATGACCATGAAGGTAACCCTGATTGGCATGAAAGAGCTAAATCATTAGCTATTTTTTCTGCATTTACTGAAGGTGTAAATTTATTTTCTTCTTTTGCTGTTTTATTATCATTTAAATTAAGAAATTTACTTAAAGGTGTAGGTCAAATTGTTGAATGGAGTATCAGAGATGAATCATTACACTCAGATGCTGGTTGTTGGTTATTTAGGACCCTTTTAGAAGAACACCCAGAGTTAAATACTCCTGAATTAAAAAAACAAGTTGAAGAGGCTGCTTTACTTTCATTAAAATTGGAATTAGATTTTATTGATAAAGTCTATGAAATGGGTGATTTAGAGGGATGTTCAAAATATGATTTAGTATCTTTTATTAAACATAGAGTAAATACTAAAATGGGAGATTTAGGATATGGACCTATAGTAAATGGAATTGATACTGAAGCAGTACAAAGAATGAAATGGTTTGATTCATTATCAGCTGGAAAACAACACACAGATTTCTTTGCAAATAGAGTTACTAATTACTCTAAAGGAGTACAAAATTGGGATGCGGGAGCATTATTTTAAATAAAATTAATTTTTAATGGACAATAATTTAATAGCAGATTATACAGAATGGGAAGCAGGGAAAAATTATCCTGAATGGATGGATGAAATTTCTTTAGCCACTATTTCTAAAGGATATCTCCTCCCAGGAGAAGATGTAAAAAAAGCATATAAAAGGGTAGCTAGAGCTGCTTCTAATAGATTAAAAAAACCTGAATTAGAAAGTAAATTTTTCAAAATTATATGGAATGGATGGGTTGGTTTAGCATCACCTGTTTTATCAAATATGGGAACAGATAGAGGTTTACCTATTTCTTGTTTTGGTGTAGATACACCTGATTCTATACGTGGAATTGGTTTGACTAATGCGGAACTAATGAAACTCACTGCATCTGGTGGAGGGGTAGGAATAAGTGTATCTCGCATAAGACCAAGAGGAACCAGTATTTCAGGAAATGGAAAATCTGAAGGAGTAGTACCATGGTGTAAAATTTATGATTCTGCCATTATTGCTACAAACCAAGGTAATGTAAGAAGAGGTGCTGCATCTGTTAATTTAGATATCAACCATCTAGATATAGATGAATTTCTACAAATCAGAAGACCAAAAGGGGATCCTAATAGACAATGTTTAAATTTACATCAATGTGTAGTTGTAGATGATATGTTTATGCGTAAGTTAGAAGCTAGGGATCCTGATGCTTTAAATACTTGGGCTACTATTTTAAAAGCAAGAATGGAAACAGGTGAGCCTTATATCATGTATAAGGACAATGTGAATAAAAATAATCCTATTGCTTATATGCTTAATAATCTTAATGTTACAATGACTAATATTTGTACTGAGATTACTTTATTTACAGATGAGGAACATAGTTTTATTTGCTGTTTATCTTCTTTAAATCTAGCTAAGTATGATGAATGGAAAGATACAGATACTGTAGAATTAGCTACTTGGTTTTTAGATGGTGTAATGCAAGAATTTATTGATAAAACAAGTGGTAGGGAATCGTTCAAACGTACTCATGCACATGCTTTTAAGGGTAGAGCTTTAGGATTAGGTGTAATGGGTTGGCATACTTTTCTCCAACAGAAAAAATTACCATTCAATTCTATTGCCTCCACAGCCCATACCCATACTATCTTTTCAGATATTAAAAATAAAGCAGAAAAAGCATCTCGTGATTTGGCTGTTGAATATGGAGAACCTTTATGGTGTAGGGGAACTGGAATGAGGAATACTCATTTATTAGCAATTGCCCCCACAGTATCTAATTCTGTAATTACTGGAGGGATTAGTGCAGGAATTGAACCTTTACCTGCTAATATTTATACTTTTAATGGTGCTAAAGGTACTTTTATTAGAAAAAATAAAGTATTACAATCTATTTTATTTGAAAAAGGAGAGGATAAAGATAGATGGTGGGATCAAATGCTCCAAGATGGAGGATCAGTACAAAATTTACCTGATAGCATTTTAACCCCTGAGGAAAAAGAACTATTTTTAACATTCTCAGAAATAAACCAATTAGAACTAGTGCGCCAGGCTGCTATTAGGCAAAGATATTTAGATCAAACCCAATCTTTAAACCTTTCATTTGATCCAAATGATTCACCAAAATGGATTAACCAAGTTCATATGGAAGCTTGGAAATTGGGAATAAAGACATTATATTATTTACGTACAGATTCCGTTATTAAAGGAGATTTAGGTTCTAGAATGGCTGATTGTGTAAGTTGTGATGGGTAGTTTATTTAATAGTAAAGTCAAATGTTTTAAGATAAGGTTAAGATATTTATATAAAGTTTAAAAAAAGGTTATGTTATGTTTAATTCAAAAAATCATGTGTACATGAGAAATTTTTCAAAGTTACTATTATTAACATTAGTGACAGGATGGGCTTATGCCCAAGAAGTTGAACAGGAAACTGTTCAAACTCAAGAACTTGAAGAAGTAGTAGTTTCTTCTAGGGTAATTGATATTGCCAAAGAAAGGGTAACACCCGTAGCAGTTTCTACTATTTCAGCTCAAGACATTAGTTTAAAAGTTGGAAATCAAGAATTTCCAGAAATTATGAACAGCACACCAGGTGTTTATGCTACCAAACAAGGAGGAGGGTATGGAGATTCTCGTATCTCACTTCGTGGTTTTGATCAGCGTAATACATCTTTCCTTATCAATGGGCAACCTGTTAATGATATGGAAAATGGGTGGGTGTATTGGAGTAACTGGCAAGGTTTAACAGACGTTGCTTCAGGTATCCAAATTCAAAGAGGTCTTGGTGCTTCAAGATTAGCTGTACCATCGGTAGGAGGTACAGTTTCTATCTTTACTAAGACTGCTCAAATAGCTGAAGGCGGTTCATTAACTCAATCTTTAGGTAATGATGGTTACAGAAAAACTTCTGCAATCTACAATACTGGAAAGAATGAGAATGGGTTTGCTGCTTCTGTTTTATTATCAAGATGGCAAGGTGATGGGTATGTTAACTTTACAGGAGGAGAAGGATGGACTTACTTCTTTGCTTTAGGTTATGATCCAGATGATTCTAATCATGCCTTTAACCTATCAGTTTTAGGAGCAGGTCAATGGCACCACCAACGTTCAGTGTGGGTTTCTATTCGTGATTATCAAAACTTTGGTTCTGAAGGAATTGATAGGAGATGGAATACTAACGGTGGATACTTAAATGGAGAAGAGTACAACATTCGTCGTAATTTCTACAACAAACCACTTGCTACATTTAACTGGGATTGGGATATTTCTGATAATGTCCAGTTAAATACTTCCCTTTATGCTTCTGCAGGACGCGGAGGAGGAACAGGTCCAAGAGGTAACAATTACAGAAACTCAGACATCGATTTGTACCCATTCAGACAAGACTTAACTGAGCAGTTTGAAGAAGGTAAAGGAGTTGCTTCAAGAGATTCAAACGGATTCATTAATTTTGATAATGTAGTAGCAGTAAACCAAGCGACTACTCAAGGTTATGACGGACCAATTTCTGGATTTGCCGGACAGTTAATAGGTGGAAACAGAAACCCAGGAGGAAACGTAAACAGAAACGTACTTATCCGTAGAGCATCTATGAACTCTCATGACTGGATTGGCGGTATTTCTTCTTTAGATATTACATCAGGAAGATTTAAATATTCATTAGGTGTAGATTTAAGAAGCTACAAAGGATACCACTATAGAGTTTTAAATGATCTTTTAGGATTAGATGGATATTACTCAGGTGGAAACAGAAATAGTGCAGGACAGATTATCAACACTACTGTTGAGGCTAATCCTTTTAAGAACACTGGAATCAGAGGCCCTAAAATTGATTACTACAATATTGGTAATGTAAAATGGACAGGTTTCAACGGTATGGCTGAGTACAATGGAGATGTATTTACTGCAGTAGTTCAAGCTGGTACCTCTACTCAATCTTACCAAAGAGAAGATTACTTTGACCAACCAGCTAATCCTATCTCAAATAAGAAAAATATTGGCGGTGGGTACCTTAAAGGGGGTGTAAACTATAACTTAAGCAAAGTTAGCAATATTTTCGCTAATGGAGGTTTAATCTCTCGTCAGCCATTATTTGACGCAGTTTTCCCTAACTATCAAAACGATGTTAATCCTAATCTACAGAATGAGAAAATTAACTCATTTGAGATTGGGTACGGATATAACGATGGTAGATTAAAGTTAGATGTTAATGCTTATACTACAGTATGGGGTAATAGATTTGTATCTCGTTCATTAACTAACCAGCAAGGTGTAGATGGATTTGCACAATTTAGAAATATCGATGTAGTACACAATGGTATTGAATTTGAAGGTCGTTATAGATACTCAAATAACACTACTTTCAAAGGTATGCTTTCTATGGGTGACTGGAGATATACTAAAAACTTTGAGTCTGAATTATTTGATGATAATCAACAGCTAATAGGTACTGGAACTCTTTATACTAAAGGAGCTAAGGTAGGTGATGCAGCTCAGTTTACTGCTAATTTCCAAGTAGATCATAGATTAGGTAATAAATTTAAAGTAGATGCCAGCTACAGATTTGTAGATGGTTTATATGCTGACTATTCTATTACAGATTCAGCTTTTACACAAGCTGATAATAAAGGAGCAGTTAAATTACCTTCCTATTCATTAGTAGATGCAGGTGCAACTTTTTACATCAGTCCAAGCTTTACTTTAAGAGCTAATATGAATAATGTATTTGATACAACTTATATTGCAGAATCAAATTCTAACATTCATGCAGAGGCAGGTTCTACAACTTGGAATGGAATTGATACTAGAAACTCAGTATGGTTCGGATTCGGACGTACTTGGAATGCTTCTTTAAAATATACATTTTAAAGTTAAGTAATTTATATTTTATTAAAAGGGGACCTAAGGGTCCCCTTTTTAATATTTATAATTGTATTTAATTTTAAAATCAAAATATTATGTTATCTTTATTAAAAAAATTTTTTAATCTTTTTAAACGTAAACCAAAATCTGACCCAAAACATACCCCAGATTATACTTTAATTAATAAAATGCCAACCCCAGAGGAAGCTGAAGAAAAGTTAAAAGCAGAACAATTAAAAAAATTGTCTGAAACTTCTTCTGTAAAAAAAACAACTAAATCCAAACCTAAAACTTCAAAACCTAAAACGGTAAGAAAAAAGAAAGTTGTAACACCAGTAGAAAAAAAACCAACACCAAGAAAATCTACAAAAACAGTTAAAGATAAAAAAATAAAATAACGTTATGGCATTTAAAGACATGTTTAAAGATAAAAATGATGTTAATGAAAAATCAGTTGTTGGGTTTGCTTCATTTATTGTAATGGTAGTATTTGCTATAGCAGATTTAGTAACAGGTTATATGGGAAAAGATTTAGTAATTAGTGATCTTATTTATAACTCATTTCTTTGGCTTGTATTAGGTTCATTCGGTATATCGGAAGTAGGAAAAGTATTTAAAAAACCTAATAATAATTCAGAAGATTCTAATTTAAATCACTGGGATGGTGCCTGATGAATTTTCTAAAAAATTACCTTCTATAACATTAGGATTTATTATATGGGTTGCTATTATAGCATTTTCATTAGGTGTATTATATACTAAAGTAATAGATACTGATGCAAAAGTAATTGATGAAGTAGGGGGATTAAGGTCGGATTGGGAAAGAGATAAAAAAGAACAAGATAGAAGATTAGAAAAATTAGAAGAAATATTATATTTAAATAATTAATAAATGAAGTTATCAAAAAATTTATCAATGGCAGAATACACAAAGTCTGTCACCGCTTTGAGAAGGGGAATAGATAATTCTCTTCCTGATCATTTATTTCCTGCAGCAAAGGCATTAGCTGATAATATATTTCAACCATTAAGAGACCATTTTGGAGTCCCTATTTACATATCCTCAGGATATAGAAGCCCAGGATTAAATAGGGCTATTGGAGGTTCACAAACTTCACAACATTCAAAGGCTGAGGCTATGGACATAGATATGGATAATAGAAAAGGACCTAACAATGATGATATTTTTTATTATATAAAAGATAATTTACCTTTTGACCAGTTAATATGGGAATTTGGTAATAGAAGAAAACCAGATTGGGTACATGTTTCTTACAACCATAATGGAAAACAAAGAGGACAAATTCTTATAGCACACAAAGAAACCCGAACTGCATACAAAAATTGGGATAGATAAAATGTATATTTACAACGCAGAACTTATTAGAGTAGTAGATGGAGACACTGTCCATGCTATGGTAGATTTAGGTTTTAATACCTGGATAAAAGCAAATATTAGGTTATTTGGTATTGATGCTTATGAAAGTAGAACTAGAGACCTAGAAGAAAAAGAAAAAGGCTTAAAAGCTAAAGAAAGATTAAAAGAAATACTATCAGTAAATAATAATAAATTTAAACTAAAATCTCATGGTTTAGATAAGTATGGTAGAAGTTTAGGAACTTTACTTGTTGAGCCCTTAGGAGATTTAAATCAATTGTTAGTAACTGAAGGTCATGCAGTACCATATGATGGAGGTAAACGTTAAGTCTAAGTTTAATATGGTTATTTGTTTTATTTTACTTTTACTTTTAAGTGGTTGTACTAAAGATGTAATTAAATCAACTCCCCCAGTACAAACTGTAAGAGAACTAAAAGAAATAGAAACTGACTATAGTAATAGTGTTTCAGTTCAGAACAATGTATTTACAGTTTTATATTCAGAGATTTATCAACAACCTATTGAACTTACTTACACATCTACTGATAGACCTAAGAATGTAGATAGAGATGATGGAGGATATAATTGGTTTACAGAAGAAGGAATTATTACTTCTGATAATGACGATTACTATGATAATCCTTGGGATAGAGGTCATATAGCTCCGGCTGCTACATATTCGGATAGTCAGGAGAATCTACTACAAACCTTCTCATTTTTAAATTGTGCATTGCAGAAAGATAATTTAAATAGAGGTGAGTGGAGAGAGTTAGAAGAAATGGAAAGAGTATGGGATGATACAGAGAACCTAATAATAGATGTTACAATAAAATTTTCAGATTCAGTTTTACCTACAGGAGCTAGAATACCTTTTAGCTTTAGAAAATGTATAACCTTTATAGACCAAGGCAGTACTAGATGCTTTGAGTTTCCTAATAAAGATACAAATAAAAATTGGACAGAATACGAAGTCCAAAATGGTAGAAGTAAATATTAAAGTAATATTTATAATAGAAATAGTTGTCCTTCCTAATTATTTTTCGTATATTAATACGTAATAAAAAATAACTTTAACATGCTTAATACAATAAAAAAAGGTTTTTTACCCTTTTTAATAGGGTTTTCTGCATTATCAGTATCCGCTTCTGCTGCCTTCTATTCAGTATTTGGTTTAAGTAAATTATTTGCAGGTGCAAGTACCGAAGTAATTATTATGGCTGGTTCATTGGAAATGGCTAAATTAGTTACCGCTTCTTTACTTTACCAATATTGGGATACTATTAATAAAATCCTTAGAACATATTTAACTATAGCTACAATATCACTTATGATAATTACCAGTATGGGAATTTATGGGTTTTTATCATCTGCTTACCAAGATACATTTAACCAACTTACTTTAGTTGAAAATGAAAAGAAATTTATTCAACAAAAAGTAAATTTTTATCAAACTGATTTAGATAGATATGATAAGGAAATTGAACAAATATTGGCAAATATTTCTACTTTATCTAATGCTAAGGCGACCTCAATCCAAATACGAGACACCACGTCATCTTCAGGTGTTCGAAACACCATTAGCACGACTGAACTTAGATTGGCACAGGCTCGTATTGAAACTGAAGAAGAAAATAGAAAAAATGTTAATGAAAAAAGATCTATAGCTGTTGATTCTTTACGTAAATATCAAACACAAATATTAGAACTAGAAAATAACACTGAAGTAGCTGGGGAATTAGGGCCCCTAAAGTATATATCGGGATTAACAGGTTATCCAATGGATAAAGTAATTAATATTTTATTATTAGTAATAATTTTTGTATTTGATCCCCTAGCAGTATCTTTAGTTATAGCGTCTAATTTTTCTTGGAATCAAGCTTTTCCTAAAGTAAAATACAAAGAAAACCTATATGGAGAAATTATTGAAGATAAAGATGATGATGATGAGGAAGAAGGAATCTATATTAACCCTGATCCAAATGACTTACCACCTACATCACAAGAAGATAATACTCGGATTATACTTGATAATGAAGAACAACCAGTAAAAGTTACTCCTGTAACTACACCATCACCTAAAGAGATATTAAGATTTGAAGAAGAAATTATTGATGAAAAAAATGATGACTTTGAAGATGAAGAATTTGATGATTTAGATTTAAATAAAGATGGAATTATAGATGAAGAGGAAATAAAAAAAGCAAAAGAAAGATTAGAACTTTTAAAATCCCAATCCCAATCTGACCTTTCAGGGTGGAGAAAAAATAAAATTATACAAGAAATTAGTTCATTAGAGGAAAAGTTATTTCCTAATGATGATTCTGAAACTAAAATTTATTAATTTGGATACCTGAAAAAAAGGTCGTATATTTAGGTCAAATAAAAGTTATATGTACAATATTCCTATATCAAGGGAACAAGTAGAGGAGCAATTAAGCCAATACCAAAAAATAAATTATAATCAATTTAGATGGTGGAGAACTCATCAACCTAAAAGTAAACCATTACACCATTATCAACCATTACGTGATCGTATTTTGAATGGTGATTTTGATCCTTCATGTTATAAGCCTCAAGCTTATATGTGTGAATACCAATTGATAGATTTATTAGAAGAATGTAATAATGATTACCAAAAGTTCCTAGAAAGGGGTTCTGTTATGTTAGCTCGCAGAAAACGTTTATGGGAAGATTTTGAAAAAGATGAAACAGAAAGACTAGATTCTCTAATCAAACAATTTACCATTTATTTCAGATGTAGTAAGAAACAAGTAATAGAAGAGATAGATAAATGTGGTGGAGAATTGATTGATCTTTATTATATTATAGAAGAAAAATATAGTACGTATAGTATACCCCAAACTAAAAGAAGAGGTAGACCAAGAAAAATTGTATAAATGAAAATATCACATGAAGTACCACGCTGTTTATTAGTAGCATCTCCTGAGTTTAATGATTATGATTATTGTTTACCTCATTTATTAGACCAAGATGAGGAATATAAACAGTATTTTTTAGATGCTAAATCTAAAGGAAGGTATATTATAATGGATAACTCACTTCATGAATTAGGAGAGGCTTATGAACATAAAAGATTAATGCATTGGGTAAAAGAATTAGAACCTAATGAATTTATTGTTCCTGATGTTTGGATGAAAGCCCACCAAACTGCTTCCCAAGCTAAATATTGGAAACAATTTAACTATCCTAAAAACACTAAAATTATAGCAGTAGTTCAAGGTGAAGATAAAAACTCTGCTTATTTATGTGCTAATTTATTATTAACTTTAGGATATGAAAAATTATGCATTTCATATGGTGCTACTTGGTACAATAATTTTTTTCCTCATTCTAATTTAGATATGGGAAAAGCATTAGGTAGAGTAAGATTTGTACAAGGATTACTCAATTTAGATCAGTTTAAAAATATTAAACTTCATTTATTGGGATGTTCAATTCCACAAGAATTTGGGTGGTATGATAATCATCCCCAAATTGAATCAATTGATACTTCAAATCCTATTATGGCTGCCTTAGATGGCACCAAATACAGTAGTAATGGTGTGAATTACAAACCAAATGCTAATATGAATGATTTTTTTAACATTAAATTTGAAGATGTTAAATATGAAGATATTATTTATAATACAACTAAATTTAGAGAAATTAATAATTTGAATAAAACTAAACAATATGGCACTAGAAGTAAAACCGTTTAAAATCTCAGTTGAACATTGGGATAAGAAAGTTACAGTAGAAATAGATCATTCTGATATTACATGGGATGAATATGTAGATTTATTAAAAGAAGTAACAAAGGCTGTTGGATGGGCAGATGATAGTATATCCGAATTGTTTGACAATTAAAAATATAATATGGTAGAAGTAATAAAACACACATTAGGGTTTTGTGGAGAACATTGGCACCCAAATATCTGGACCCTTCTTGCAGGGGGGTTTGGATTAGCAGGTACTTATTATTATATTATATCCTATCTCAAATGTAGATATAATAAATTTAAATCAGCGTTTGCCTATACGCTTAATAATACCTGGCAAAATTTAATTAATTATTATAAATCATGGCGAAAAATGTCGTAGTATCCTTATCTGGAGGGATGGATTCCTCAACTCTACTACTCAGATGTTTATCAGAGTATGACAATGTAACTGCTATCTCTTTTGACTACGGTCAGAAGCATAGGGTAGAGTTAGAACGAGCTCAATCTTTAGTGAATTATTTAAATGATAATGGGCAGAAGATTAATTACCAAGTTATTAAATTAGACGGTTTAGTTAACTTATTAGACTCTAATCTTGTAGAAGGTGGGGAAGATGTACCAGAAGGTCATTATGAAGAAGAAAATATGGTAGCAACAGTTGTACCTAATAGAAATAAAATCTTCTCTTCATTAACCCAAGCTGTAGCATTATCCGTATCTAAAAAAACAGGAGAAGAATGTGATATAGCATTAGGTATCCATGCTGGTGATCATGCTATTTATCCTGATTGTAGACAAGAATTTAGAGATGCTGATTATGAAGCTTTTAAAATTGGTAATTGGGATGCTGATAAGGTAGGGTTTTTTATACCTTATATCAATACTGATAAGTTAGGAATCTTACAAGATGGGGAAAAATTAGTTAATGGGTTAGGTATTGAGTTTGATGAAGTTTATAAGAGAACAAATACCTCTTACAAACCTTATCCATCAGGTAACTCAGACTATAAATCTGCCTCTTCAGTAGAAAGAATCGAAGCTTTTATTTCACTAGATAGACCAGATCCAGTACAGTATGAAGACGAGACGGGGCCTGTTAGTTATGAAGTTGCTAAAGCTCACGTTGAAAAGTTATTAGCTGAGTATTCAAGTTAAAAATAAAATGAAACAATTTGTTAAAATAATAAAATTAGTTATGTATAGATTAAAAAAACTACTATTTATATTAATGTTGCCCTTAACTACCTTAGGATTTAGTCAAGAAGAATTAAAATTACCTTCTGAAATTTATGGTATTTGGAGGAGTATAGATAATGAATTTGTTAGTATTTACACTAATTCTGAATTTGTTACTGTTTTTGATAGAAGATCCCCTGGGGGGCAAAGATTAGCTTATGGTACTATAAATTATAAAAATGGGGAAATGTGTATTAATCGTTTAGATACCCCAGATGAATATTCTTTAGCATTTATTGTTGGGGAATCTACTTTAGTAATAACTAAACCGAGATCTACACAAGCTTGGTTATGGACTAAAATACAATAAAATGAAACACCCAGACGCAAAAAAACATCAAATTATAAGTTTTATAAAATCTGGAATTAGAATCCTAGGGTATATTCTTATACCCTATGGTTTGGTTCCTGCAGCAGGAGTTCTTATATTTAGTGAAATAATTGGTATAATTGAAGAATTAGTTTAATATGAAAAAAATACTTTATTTTAGTGCCGCATGGTGTGGCCCGTGTAAAACATTAGGTCCAATAATGGAATCATTATCAGGACAAATTAATTATGAAAAAATTGATGTAGATAGTAATCGGGATTTATCTATTAAATATAGTGTTAGAAATATCCCTACTTTAGTTTTAGTTAAGGATGGAGAAATACAAGGCAGATTAGTTGGTTTACAAACAAAAGAACAAATATTAGATTTTTATAATGGGTAAGTTTCAATCAAGTAAAGTATTTGACGGCTTTTCTACTGTATTCAGACAATGGAAAGCAGAAGAAACCCATTGTAAATTTATCCATGGCTATGGAATTTCATTTAAGGTTTACTTTGAAGGAGATTTAGATCATAGAAATTGGGTGTGGGATTTTGGGGGTATGAAACGGGCAAATGAGACTATAGATGGTATGTCTCCAAAAGAATGGATGGATTATATGTTTGATCATACCTTAATCATTGCAGAAGATGATCCATATATTAAGGCTTTTCAACAAATGGAAGAAGCAAAGGTAGCCCAAGTAAGAGTAATTCCTGCTACTGGAGCTGAAAAATTTGCTGAATATATTTATAATAAGCTAAATGAGTTTGTTAAAGCAGAAACTAACAATAGGGTTAGAGTAACTAAAGTTAAATTTTCTGAACACGGAAAAAATGCAGCTTATTATAGCGAATAAAAGTTATATAGTGACTGTAAAACCACTTAAAAAAATTAACATATGCTAAAAAGAATAGAAGATTACAGTAAAAAATTACCTGTATTAGAATTATATACAGCAGTACAATCAGAAGGAAGCCGTCAAGGGTATCCGACAATAGTAGTAAGAACAACAGGATGTACACATAGATGCTATTTCGGAGAAGGTGGGTGGTGTGATTCTTGGTATACAAGTATCCACCCAGAAAAAGGCCAATACTGCTTCCAGGATATAATTGATATGTATGATAAAAACCCCCATATATCTGAAATGATGTTAACTGGAGGTTCACCCACAATGCATCCTAAGTTAGTTAATGAATTAACTCATTTTGCGAATGAAAGAAACATCTTTATTACCATCGAAACCGAAGGTTCGCACTTCTTACCCACTGACTACCCTATTCATTTGTTATCTATTAGTCCTAAGTTTTCTAATTCTATCCCAACTTTAGGAGCAACTACTCCCCAAGGATCAGAAGTAGATGAAAAAATGATTAAACAACATAATAAACTTAGACTTAATACTGAAGCCATCAAAAAGTCTATTGAGTATCATCATGATTATCATATTAAACCTGTATTAGACAAAGAATTATCTATGATAGGTGAAGTAGAAGATTTCCTAACTGAATGTAATATCCCAGATGAAAAAGTATGGGTAATGCCAGCAGGGGATGATAGAGAATCATTATTCGAAAGTTATGGTCCAGTTATGAATTTTGCTAGAGATAAGGGTTGGAGGTTTACAGGTAGAGCTCATATTATGGCATTTGATACCGAAAGATGTGTCTAAGCAAGAAGCTCTTCGTATATTGGAGGAAATAGAGGAAAATGTTAATACATGTTGTGCTATTACTATGGAGCCCGATGAAGTATTAGTTTTAATAGATAAATTAAAAAGTTATATAAATGGAGAATAAACGTAGAAAAATCCATGAAGAATTAGAAGTTGTACAAGAAGGTTTTGCTAATGGGGTAGCACCTGGTTTTCCATTCACAGATCAAGAAAAATCAAAAATGATTGATGAAGCAGAAGAAGCATATGGTAAGTTTCTTGATGCTTTAAAGTGTGATTGGAGAAATGATCCTAATTCTATGGAAACCCCTCGCCGTGTAGCTAAAGCTTATGTTAATGATTTATGGGCTGGTAGATACAATGCAATGTCCCCTATTACATCATTCCCATCTGATGGTTATGATGGCGTTATTATAGAACGTAATATACCATTAACTTCAATGTGTTCTCACCATCACCAAACTATTGGTGGGGTTGTACATATAGGTTATATAGCAGGAGAAAATGGTCAAGTTATTGGGTTATCTAAATTAAATAGGATTGTAGAGTTATTTGGACGTAGGGGAGCTATTCAAGAACAATTAACGTCTGCAATTCATAATGCTGTAGATAAAATTACATCTAAAAATAAAGGAGTTATTGTTACTATTGTTGGTACTCATAATTGTGTATCCTGTAGAGGGGTTAAGCACCAAGGTGCAGCAATGGTAACAACAAAAGCTTCTGGAGCATTTAGAGATGATTCAAATCAAGCCCGTAAAGAATTTTTTGATAGTTTAAAAATTAATAATGGAGGGCATAATATATAATGTTAAAAATAGAAAATAAAATAATTTTAAGTTGGGAAGATATAACAAATTTAGTTAATGAACTATGTAAAAGAATCCCACTAGATGTTCCTTTAATAGATTCAGTCTATGGTCTTTCTAGAGGGGGGCTTATACCTGCTGTAATGGTTTCACATGAATTAGATCTCCCATATGTAAATGTAATAGGTAAACATACACTAGTAATAGATGATATTTGTGATAGTGGAACAACATTACAAAACACCCCAGGATTATATACTGCTGTATTACACCACAAACCTGAAACTTCATGTTTTACTCCCAATTGTTGGGCTGATTTACATTTAGGAAATGAATGGATCCTTTATCCTTGGGAAAGACATGATTCAAAACAAATTCAAGATTATTTAAATAAAGAAAAAAATGGGTAAACAATTAGAATTAGACTTTGAAGTATACAATTCAAAAGAAAATGGAAATATTCCGTTTGTAAATGAAGTAGAAGAATTTAATACAACATTTAATAAACCAAATAATTATGAACCAACAATCCCCGAAGAAAAGGAATGGAAATTTGTTTATGATTTTGTCCTTGAAGAACTCGAAGAATATAGAGAAGCTTGCGAAAGAGGAGACATTGTGGAAATTTTGGATGCTTTGTGCGACATTGCTTATGTTTCCCTTGGGAACGGTACTATGCTACATGGCCTTAAGGATAAGATATGGCCGGCATATCAAGAGGTACAAGCTAGTAATATGTCGAAAGCTTGCAAAACTGAAGAAGAAGCCATACAGACCGTCAGCCAAAGAAGTAAGGAACAAGGTGAGGCCTGCCATTTTGAAAAGGTTGCGGATGGACGGTTTGTTGTCTATAGATCCCGAGATAGAAAAGTTCTCAAATCACTTAACTACTTTAGACCAAATTTAGGGCAATTTTTTACAGATGAGGAAATTATTAAAACAAAACCACAACAGCATATAGGGATTTAATGTATAAAAAATGTTATGCCACTAGATTAGGAGGCAATAAATACAAGATTCATTTATGGGATGAAGGTGGATATGATGAAATTGAATGGTATAATCCTGCTTACCAAGAGTGTTCTAAGGAAGAGGCAACCCACATAGGTTTAAGTGGAGAGCCTCTTCGTAAAATTTATAAATGGGATAAAAATACTTCTAATTTACACTTTCATGATATAACCCCATATCAAAAATTTCTTATAGAGAAATACGGGGTTAATGATGAACCCTCTACAGGACATAGGGAATTATTTTTTGATATTGAGTGTGAAATTGGGGGTGCTTTAACAGAAGATTATATAGAAAGAGCCCCTATGCCCATTACTACAATAGCATATTGGGATAAAACCCCTGATAATTGGGTTATTTTAGTTCGCGATGATAAAAATGAATTAAAACGTACTAAAGCTAAAAATAAAGAAATAGTTCCTTGCAGAACTGAATCAGAATTATTAGCTAAATTTTTAGAACGTTTTAGAGAAATTGATCCTGATATTTTAATTGGTTATAATAGTGATTATTTTGATATACCTTATTTATATTATAGAATGTGTAATGTATTGGGTAAAGAATGGGCTGATCAATTGTCACCAATTGGTAAAGTAAATGCTAAAAAAAATAATGAATATTTTTTTAAACAAAACCAATTTGTAGATATTATTGGAGTTGAGTCTTTGGATTATATCCGTTTGCACAAAAAATACAGTTGGAAAGATGAACCAAGCTGGAAACTAGACGCTATTGGGGAAAAGTATGTAGGTGTTGGTAAAGTAGAATATGATGGAAATTTAGATCAATTATTCAAAACGGATTTACAAAAATATATTCAATATAATTTTGTTGATGTTGAAATATTAAAATTATTAGATGAAAAACTTCAATATATAGCTTTAACAAAAAATCTATCTCATAAAGGAAAACATAATTATAGTGAAGTTTATGCAAATAGTAAAACCCAAGATGGAGCTATATCAGCATATCTTTTAAGTCAGGGAATTACCCCTCCTAGTAAAGATCCAAATCCTAGAAGCAAAAAAGGTTATGCAGGAGGATATTTATTTTGTCCTAAGGCTGGATTATACAAGTATATGTTTGATGAAGATTTAACTTCGTTATACCCATCTATTATAATGTCTTTAAATATAGGACGTGAAACTTATAAGGGACGTATTATAGATGCTGATGATCGTAATAATAGATTAGGTCTTAGTGATTTGAAAGAACGTGATTACGATGAAGAATTATTAGTTGAGAATAGTAAAGGACAACAAACTAGAGTTAATATTGGGAGATTAATTCGAATGGTTGAAGAAAATAACTTAACATTATCCGCTAATGGTTCAATGTTTACCACAGATAGACAATCTACTTTATCTACAGTATTAAATAAATGGTTTGCTGAACGTAAATTATATAAGGGTAAAATGAAAGAAGCATACAAAGCAGGAGATAAAGAAAAAGGTGCCTATTACCATTTAATGCAATACACAATGAAAATTTTGCTTAATTCACTTTATGGGGCTACAGCGTTACCCTCATTTAGGTATGGAATGAGCTTGTCTATACTAAGTGAAGCAATTACATTATCGGGTCACCGCATTATCCAAGAATCAGCTTTGTGCGCTAATAGACATATGAATGAAGTATTACGTGGAAATAAAAAATTAGAATTATAATGGCTTTAAGTAAACAATCAATTAGAAAAGGAATAATTATCCTAGTAAATGGTGAAACCATATCTAAAGAAGAATTAATAACTATGAGTGAGTTATGGGATGATAGACAAGAAAATTTTTTTAGAAAAATGTTAAAACAAGGAGGAAAATTTTCAATAAATAAAATCCCTTTTGAAATTCACCCCCCAGAAAAAATTATAACTTCTTCAGGAGAAGTTGATACTGGAGTAGTTACAATACCAGGGGAAGATGTAAAATTTTGAGGAAGCTTTTATATGATATAGTGTTTAATCATAAAAAGATAATTATATTTAAACATAAAGTGGAAATATTTCATATAATGTTTGTATTAATGTATTTAATACTAAGTTATTATGTTTACACTAAAGTCTTATTTATATGAAACATTTAGAAGAAACACCCTGGTTTATCTGTGATAAAGAAGATACAAATTTTTGTGCATATGTGGATACTGATTCGAATTATTTTAATGCTGAACCATTATTAAAATATCTTTATCCTAATTTTGAAAAATTAGATGATAAAGAAAAAGATGAAAAGTTAGAACAAGTAGCATTAGCTTATCAAGATATTATTACAGATCATTATGATATCTTAGCTAAAGAATGTTTTAATATCCAAAAATTCCCTTGGTTTAAAGATAAAGAAAAGGATCATTGGTTAGAAATGAAAACTGAATGTGTAATTAGATCTGCCTATTTTAGAGCAACAAGACGATATGCACAATGGATTACTAAGCAAGAAGGTATTGCTAAAGAAACTTTAGATATTAAAGGTTTAGAGTTTATGAAGGCAAATTTTCCACCTATATTAGGAGATTTTTTTAATGATATTTTACAACAAGTACTAAAAGGAGAACAACATAAAAGTATTATAGACCAAATTAAAATATTTAAAGGTCAAATTTTAGATGGTACTATTCCTTTAACCAAATTAGGTAATCCTACTGCTGTTAAAAAATTAGAAAAATACTCAGGTACTGGGGCTAGAGCAGGAGAAATGTTTACTGAAATCCTTAAAGGTGCTCCTGCACCTGTTCGTGCTGCTATCCGCTATAATGATTTACTTAGGTTATGGCAATTAGATAGAAAGTATAATTTAATTACAATGGCAGATAAAGTAAAATGGATTTATTTAAAGGATAATCCTTATAAAATAGAAGCATTAGCATTTTTTGATTATGAAATGCCAGATAAAATAGTTAACTTTCTAGATACTTATGCTGATAGGCAAAAAGTATTTGATTCAATTTTATTAAATAAATTAGAAGGATTTTTTAGTGATCTAGGTTGGTCTCTTAATTTAAATCCATATGTAAATGCATTAAAATCGTTTGAAATTTAAAATAAATTTCGTATATTACAGTTATGATAAGTAAAACCCAATTACAAAGTGTTATTTCAAAGTATTACCTGAATGGTTTAAACAACCAAGTAAAATGGAGAATTAAAGATAATACCTTAACTATTTACGCTGGTGAAGCAGGAAGAGTTTGTAAGGTAGTATTAAATAATTTTGAATTAGAAGATGCTGAGTTAGGTGTATTTGATACTCATAAATTAAATAAATTAATTTCCATCACCAGTGGTAATTTAATGATTTCACTAGAAAAAATGAAATCAGTCTATACTAAAATGCACATTGCAGATACAAATTATGATTTAACTTATTCATTAGCTGACACTTTAATTTTAGGTAAAAATACTTGGTATGAAGATCCTGATGAATGTGATATTGAGCTAAATTTATCGGTTGAAGATGTAGACTATCTAATTAAAGCAAAAAATGCTTTAAATGAAGTAGATTCAATGTTAATTACTACAACTACTGATTTTGATGGTAATAATGTTTGTGAATTTATATTCGGTGATAATACTGGGTTTTCTAATAGAATTACTTATCAGGTGTTAGGGGGTCAAATAAAAAGTAGTAATTTAAGTATTCCATTTAATTCTGATATTTTTAAGGATATTCTAAGTGCTAATAGGGATCAAGAATTATGTTCTTTAAAATTATCTAGTGCTGGGATCCTTAAATTAGATTTTAGTTCTGAAACTATGCAGAGTGAATATTTTATAGCAAGAAATGAATAGTATATATATTTATAATAAATAATAATGGAGTTAGGACACATTGTTATATTTTGTTTAATCGAGTAGCTTAGGCACTCACAAATTTTAAAATGATATGAGTACATTATTTAATGAACGTACACCGTTCGATATTTTATTCCGTAATTTCTTTAACAGCGATTTTGGCTATGTCCCAGCTGTTGATACAAAAATTCCACACCCTTTAGATATTTTTTATACTGACGAAGGTCTCCACTTTGAGATTGCCTGTACCGGCCTTACTAAGGAAGATATAGACATTAAGGTTGAAGGTGATGAAATTCGTTTTAAATATGAAAAACCAAAAGTAGATAATAATCTTCATGAAGGTTATATCTACAATGGTTTATCACGTAAATCTTTCAATTTAGGATATAAAATTGCTCCTAAATTTGATTTAACAAAGGCTGAAGCTGAAATGGAAAATGGTTTATTAAAAGTATTTATCCCATTAGCCGAATCAGCTAAACCAACATCTTTGAAAATTAAATAATAAGTTTTACTAAAATACGTGTCCTAACACATTATTTTTCGTATATTTACATGTAATTTAAATAAATGTTATATGCCCAAAGTTAAAAAGAATACAACAGTAATTTCTGATCCCTTATTAGATCCTTTTTATATTACTAAAGATGACATGTGTTATACAGTAAATGAAAGGATAACTCCTAATGGGAATCATTTTAGATCCAAAAAAGGGGGAAAAGAATATTCCAAACCTCAGGGGTATTATACAAATTTTTCTATGGCTTTAGAAAAAATTGCCTATGAAAAACTTCATACTAGAAAGGAGTATAAGGATATAATTGAATTTTTAAATGATTATAAACAAATAGAAAAAACCATTAAACAATACACAGATGGCATTAGAGGCATTATTTGACGCGGTTATAGTTAAACCGGCTGAAACAGAAGAAACAACCTATGGTAATATCATAGTTCCAGATTTAGGTAAAGAAAAAAATGAAATAGGTGAAGTAATAGCTGTAGGACCAGGTAAACCTACTATTACAGGAGAATTTATTTCTACTACTGTAGAAGTAGGAGATAAAGTTATTCTTCCTACTATGGGATTCACAAAACTTCCATATAATGGAGAAGAATATTATATTGGTAAAGAAACAGAAATACTAGCAAAAATAAAAGATGATGAGTAAACAAATAGAATTTGGATCAGAAGCAAGAAACCAATTAGTAAAAGGAATTGATACACTAGCTAATGCTGTAGTATCTACCCTAGGTCCTAATGGTAGAAATGTAGTTATAGCTAATGAACAGGGATCCCCCCAATCTACTAAAGATGGAGTTACAGTTGCTAAATCTATAACATTAAAAGATCCCAACCAAGAACTAGGGGTTCAATTAGTTAAACAGGCAGCAATTAAAACAGCTGAAAAAGCAGGAGATGGTACTACTACTTCTACTTTATTAGCTAGAGAAATGATTAAAGCAGGATTAACAGCTTTAAATAATAGTGAAAATGCAGTCCAAATAAAAAGAGACATTGATACTACAGTCCAACAAGTAGTAGATAATCTTAAAACCCAAATAGCAGAAGATATTTCAGGTGAAGAGCAATTAGAACAAATTGCTACTATTTCAGCTAATAATGATCCTGAAACTGGTAAACTCATTGCTACTGCTATTGAGAAAGTTGGAATGGAAGGGGTTGTGCATATTGAAGAGTCAAAGACTGGAGAAACTTACCTAGAAACTGTTGAAGGGATGCAATTTGATCGAGGTTATAAATCTCCTTATTTTGTAACTAATAATAGTAATATGACTGCTACATTAGAAAATCCTTTAATTCTAATAGCAGATGAAAAATTTACTCAAGTAAAAGAATTATTACCAATTTTAGAAAGTGTATCTACCCAAGCACGATCCCTTTTAATCATTGCAGAAGATATTGATAATGAAGCTTTAGCTACCCTTATTGTAAACAAAGCAAGGGGTACAATGAAAGTATGTGCTGTAAAAGCCCCAGAATTTGGAGATAGAAGAAAATTAGTTTTAGAAGATATTGCCATAATAACTGGAGGTCAAGTTTTCAGTAAAGAAAAAGGAATGAAACTTGATAAATTTAGTTGGGAATGGTTTGGAGAAGCAAGAAATGTAACCGTTGAAAAAAATACAACAACAATCGTAGATGGAAAAGGAACAATTGAAACAATTGAAACACGTGTTGAAGAATTACAACAACAAGTCGACAAAGCAACAACGCCGTTCGAAACGGAAAAACTCCAAGAAAGATTGGCGAAATTCGTCGGAGGAGTAGCTATTATTCATGTAGGTGGGAATACCGAAACTGAAATGAAAGAAAAGAAAGATAGAGTAGATGATGCATTACATGCAACCAGAGCTGCTATTGAAGAAGGTATAGTACCCGGAGGTGGAACTGCATTATTATATGCTTCATCAGGCTTAGAAGCTAAATCAACAGGAGCCCAAATTGTAGTGGCTGCTTGTGCTAAACCATTTAGCCAAATTTTAGTAAATGCTGGTTGGGATGAAGTTGATGGTAGAATCATGGCTGATAATTTAGTTAATTCTGGTAATGATGCTTGGACTGGATTTAATATTAAAACTGCTAAAAAAGTTAATATGAAAGAAGCAGGTATTATTGAT